CTGGAAAAAAGGAAGTAGAAAATGACTTATCAAAGTAGAAACCCGATTGTTTTAGAGGCCATTGAAAAGGCTTGGGAAAACTCAAAGACGCAAAAGCAAGCTGCTGAAAAGTATCTTAATATGTTGCGTAATGATAAAGATTTGCGTGATGCGGCTACCGCACGTTATTTGCAACGCATTGCATCTGAAGATGTAAGCGCCAGATCAAGAACAAACCGAATTAGTTTTAAGCGTCAGGCTGAAAAGATTTCAAAGCAGGTTTTATTAAAGAAGGGCGAACATTCTACCCCGAATGTGTCTTTGAAGAATACGGCTGTTAATTATGCCAAGAATATCTTTGATTACTTTGCATTACCCGAATTGGGTATTGCTCTTGGAGATGCAACTAAAAGCGATTTAGAGATTGTTGTTAAGCGAGAGCATGGCAAGATGAGTACGCACAAACGTAATCATAAGTTTTTATCTGCGATCTTGGAGAAGATGCCCGAAGGTAAAATTGTTCGGGATGTTTGGAAGATTGAAGATGTAGAGGCCATCCATACGGATGTGATGGTATCGTAATGTTATATGGGAGCCACTTGAATATCGCAGCAATGCTACACAGCGCACGCTCCCACCAGTTAGGGAAGGGTCATCCTAATCACACAGCAGTGTCAATCTTAAATCACCCTTCCCGATTAGTTTACGAGAGCCAGAGAGTCAGCGCAGAAATGCCAAGGGTCACTCGCTCTCAAGGGAAGGGTCACGGCTTTATCTCAGAGATGCCACGTAACAAACACCCTTCCCGATTAGTTTACGGGAGCCATCATGACTGCGCAGTAATGCCTATGGAGGAACGCTCCCAAGGGAAGGGTCAATCAAAAAGCGCGGCTATGCCAAGGCGGAGTCGCCCTTCCCCACCAGTTTACGGGAGCCTTTGTTACCACGCAGCAATGCCCATCTATGATCGCTCCCACTTATTTACGAGAGCCAAGGATCAAACGCAGAAATGCCAATGCGCTACCGCTCTCAAGGGAAGGGTCATCATGGCCCCGCAGAAATGCCATTCATGGTTCACCCTTCCCCACCAGTTTATGGGAGGGTCAGAAGAGACCCACAGCAATGTCACGGGGATTGCACTCTCCCACCAGTTAGGAAAGGACATAATTTGTACGCTCATCAAGCCGCTACTGTTTCTCCCTTTTCTATTAATTTATGGGAGCCGCTATAGGTACGCAGCAATGTCTTTTAGAGGGCGCTCCCACCAGATTTGGGCCAAACTCAATCCGCAGAAATGCCAGTCCCTGAGCGCCCAATATAACCAGAGGCTATCGACGACACGCAGCAATGCCACAACGTAGTCGCCTCGCAACCAAGGAGATCCAATATGGATACAAGATATGAAGACCCGACTATCGCAATGATTTATCGAACATGGCGCAACCGTCAAAATATGGTTCGCGCTGAAGGTAAATTAGTTTTGCAAATTAAAGCTATCTGTAGAGGTTTTGCAGATGGTGAGATTAAAGCAGCAAACAAATTATTTGTTGCTTTGAAAAAAGGAGAAGGCTCAATTGAGCTTATGGCTGCAACAAAACCATTGTTTGATGCCAGAGAACCTTTGTTAAAAAGTAGAGCGGGTTTTGAAAAGTGGTTATCTGACTTAGCAAAAGAATTACCTGTTGCAACTTTTGTAGACAAAGTTAGAGGCTTTGGTCATTTGGGCTTGGCAGGTATTGTCGGAGAAGTTGGCGACTTCATGGCTTATGAGAAAGAACTGGACGGTATTTATAAACGTGCAGGACTTGCCGTGATTGATGGAGAACGACAGCGTAAGCACAGCAATGCTGAAATGGCATTGGTTCACGGCTATAGCCCCTCAAGGCATGCGGTATTTTGGACAATTGGCGACAGTCTTCTCAAGGCTCAAGGCAAAGAAGAAAATGCAGGGCCATACAGAATGGTGTACGATAAGCGTAAGATTATGGAGCGTGAGAGAGTTGAAACAGACGGTCATGCGCATAACAGAGCCTTACGTTATATGACAAAGCGTTTGGTTAAAGATTTATACAAAGAATGGAAGGAGGTAGCATAATGTCTATTGCAGATGATACGATGTGTATGCATTACACACTTGAGCGGTTGGGCGGTATTAAGACCGAAACTGACTTACGAGAGTTTATGGAAGAAATCAGGCACAACATTGGCGTGAACGATGAATGGCGTGACGCTAACCCAGATGGCGACATGCCCGATGGTTCGTTTGTTGATGACCCCGATGATTTCGATATGAACGCTGCGCTTGAGAGGGTTAAGCGTAACTATATTGAGAGAGCATTGACTAAAACAAAAACTTTATCTGAGGCTGCTGACTTGCTTGGTTTTTCTAATTACCAGACTTTGCAGAACTGGATTGACCGATTAGAGAAGGCTCAATACGAGGCTGAAGACAAAAGAATGGGAGTGAATTGATGATTAAATATTTTACGTTCATGGTGTTAAGTTACTTTGTTCAAGGCGAACAGGTAACACACAACATACTATTTAAAAGCTATGACGATTGTAGTTATAGCAAAGAAGCTATGTATTTTATGATGGAAAGCCAACATGATTCGGTGTTGATACATTGCAAAGGAACTGAGGTTGCATCTAATAAACTTGTTAAGCCGAAAGTGAGGCCATGAGAGATAGAACCAACGAAAAATGGACTAAAGCAGAAAAGGAGTGGATGGGTTATAAACGTAAATTAGCAAACTTTAAAAAAGAAAGCGTTAGTTTATCCAAACCTCCTTGGGAAAAAAAAGTCGAACAAATTAAAGAAGATAAAGAAAAAAATTAGCGGGATTTATTCCCGCTTTTTTTTGTCCCAGGTTGATAACCCGAACAAATATCTGTATTATTTGCCTGGGGCAGGTTTTGAAGCGGGTTTCTTTTCTTGTCCCACGACTACTATTTTTGGATTTTTCTTTCTAACATTTCCAACAATGTTACTATTTCTTCACCTTGTTGTTTTATATTAAAAAAGCCCATCTGTTCTGAGTGATTAACTAACAGATGAGCCTTTCTTCTAAGCTGCTTAATTAAAGTTTGTGTTTCTACGTCCACAAAGCATCCCCTTTTAAAACGATAGCGGGTCCGACAATACCTGTCCCGCATAATTCTGTGGCTTCTTTGTTGAACGGCAAGCCTTCAAGCAGTCCTTCTTCGTTTACCAAGATTTGCCAATCGGGTTTTGATGGAGAATGTACCATCTCCACTAACCCCCCGACAATCTTCTGCGCCTCTTGTAACGTTGGTTGGTTATCTTCAAATACTGTAATCATAATCTTTCCTTTTTCTAGAGTAATTGGGATTTATACCATACTTTCCCAAGCTAGTCAAGTATATCTTCCTCTTGATTTAATTGACCCCCGACAACACCAAGCCATTTACGAGGCCCACTTCTGTTTCGTTTAAACTGGTCAATACGTCCATCGTTTTGCAACGTAGTCACAGCCTTTTTAATTGTACTTTCTCCTACCGCATTTCTAAGGTTTCCTGCGTTTATGTCATCATTTGGCGCTGTTCTGATGGCATCAAAAATACCATCATGCATACCACCCTTAGTAACAGGAATGCCGCGATCCTCTCGAATTCTAATAAAATTAAAGACATACTCTATTCTTTCCCGAACGGCTTGAGACATAGCAAAATTTCGTATGTCTATACTTCTATCTTCTAACAGACCAGTATCTGGGTTACGAATAAAGTGTCTTATCTCCCGATTTGCAGGACCGTTTGCTTTTACCACTGCACCGTCAAACACAGCGTTTCTTGTGTATGGAACTTGTAAGTCTTTACAGCGTGACTTAGCTGTAGGCTCATCCACTTGCCATACAGAGAAGGCGCATCTTACACCGTCCACAATCGCAGACGTACCTCTAATTTTATTACGAGCCTTCTCTGGCGAGTCTATAAAGTCATTGTCGCTTACCTTCGCCATATGGTGGTTTACCATGACTGTTGCGCCTGTCTCTGTGGATATTTGAGCCAACAAACCCATGAATGCTGCACCTGCGGCGGGATCAGCGTTTACATCTGCATGCACAAATGATGCCATTGGATCAATAACAACTAACGCAAGGTCTTCAATCTCCAACATTTCTTCGTATATCTTTTCAAATTCTGGTGATGTTGCGTATGTATTGTCTACTTTCATCATAATTGGAAACACACCGCCTTCGTTCGGCAGCGGCACAATGATACAATCATGCTCATAACCCGAACGTTTGTTCAGGGGATCTAGCCTGCTGATCCGTCTGTGGATCTCATCTTTGTCATCTTCTGCTGATAAAATTATTGATGTGCCATGATTTGAAACAAAACCACCGAAAGAGCTTTGCATACCATCGCCTGATGCTACCTTCATCGCTAGATCAAGCGTCATCATGCCTTTACCACTATCCCCTGCGGCTGCAAACACCACTGGTACCCCAAGCGGTATTGTATCTCCAATCAAAAACTTTTGCTCTGGAGCCGAACCAACAAACTGTTGAGTAATAAGCAAGTTCTGGTTTTTAAGAGATAATACCTTTTTAACCTTATGCGTAGGCGCATTGAGAAAGTTTGAAATATCAAATCCCTCTTCAATTGCATCTGCGGCATCCCACTTCTTAGGCTTTCCCTTCGGTGGCACGAGCATGGTGATTGATTTTGCACCTGCATTCTGAGCCAGTTCTTGAACTATCCTAGCTAATTTCTTACCTGCATCGTCATTATCAGGCCATATGATTAGCTCTCTGCCTTGCAATGGAGAGAAATCAAACTTGTCTTTTGTATTACGAGATAGCATCCCTGCACCACCGATGGTACAAGTAGCTGTGTATCCTTGTTTTGTTAGCTCATCTGCGCACTTCTCACCCTCTACCCATATTACGCGATCTGATTGCGCAATGTCAGGGAGGTTATAAAGCGGTCTGGTTTCAGGTAAACGAGGAAACTGGCGGAACTCTTTCTTCGTATTCCCGTCCGTATCCCGAACAATTTCACCCGTTGGATCTCTTTCGATATATCTTCGTACCGTTACGAGGACTTCCCCATCAGTTGATAAGTAGAAATACTCACCATCGTGCGGTGTATTGATGTCAATGACCCGCTTTTGCTTGACTTGTTCGGGTTGTTCTTCCTGGGGCTGCTGTAACTTGTTCGGGTTAATTGGGTTAATTGGCGCTTCTGCCTGGGGACGATCTAAGAACGTAGAGAAATGTTCGGCTACATCTGTGATCTTCCACCTGTAAGCCTCCATTAGAATCTTGGATATGCCCCCGATCCCATCACCACTATTGAAATCCATGCCGCGCATAAAGTTTGGGCTTGATGGATCAATGTTTATTTTAAGAGATTGCCCTGCCTCACCTGACAATGAGCCAAGATAGAACTCATTCCGAACAACTCTTCCGTTTGGGTAGGCATTCTTTAGTGCTTCGATTTGTACATATGAAGGAACTTTCTCCGTAATCTCAGCGACTATATCTTTTTGATTGCTACCATATATTGTATTGCCAACTACTCTTAATGACATTATATTGTCCTCATACTCGTATTTACCACTTCAAGGGGTTAGCATTGACACGGTGCTGACCCCTAATTACATTCATCTTTCCAACAAGTCTCCCTAAACTCACAAAACTTGCAAAGATAAAAATCTTTGCTCTGAGCTATGCGAGGTAGAATGTCACCTGCTTTTGATGCAGTCAAGATATTTACTGCCTTATCACTTGCTGCCTGTGCCAACTCCTTATTAAAAGGAACTAATTCGTAGTATATTTCAGACGTATTTTTATTCACGACTGTAAACAATGCAGGGCATTCTGTTAGATTCATGTAAGCCTGATACAGAGCGATCTGCGTTGCATATGTGGGATTGGCTTTTGCTACACCCATGCGTTGAAAAGCTTTCCATTTGCTGTCTTTCGCTGACTTGTTTTCCCATAAAGATGGGTAGCCCATATCAACAGGACCATCACAGATAACCCCATCTATATGTCCTTTGATTTCATCATCAGCGATTGAGAATCCAAACTGTTCTCCCATCTTATCCTCTGTTCTAAGATCAAAGCCTGCATCCTTTATCCATTTGGCTGCATAGTCTTCGATCCCGTGACCGAACTCAAAGATGCGTAATGTCTGTGCGCTAAAGCCAGAGTTCTCATCTTGAGGGTAATTTAGGTAACGATACTGAATTTTACGGCTGCACTCATCGCCAATACTTGACGCTCCCAGGTACTTCCGCCGCTCTCTTCGCTCATTAAGCCGAACAATTCCTCGGTCTACAGCCTTTGCGATAGACTCTATTACAGGATCAGAACGGGATACTTGTAGGGGGCCAAGTGCCCGTTGACTTAAAGTAATTTTCTTCGAGCTTCCCAATTTCAATCTCCGATGATATATCTTTTGCTGCCTGTAGTCCGAATATAAGTGTGTAGACTTGATCTTCTGTTAGGTCACAAAACTTGGTGTTCCATCCGAATTTTTCTAATATAAATGCCAATTCTTCTACTGGCTTTCTTTCTTCTATCAATGTATTGCTCCTTGTGGTTCTGTTAATAAATCAATTATTTCATCCATTTCATCTCTTGGAAGTTCGCTATTTGTGTATTGCAGCATAAGAACTGTAAGATTGTTTATTATAACATCTGCTGACCCGAACAAAACTTCGCCTTCCTCTGATTCTCCTATTTCTTCTTTGATAACTTCGTTTGCTGTATCTGTAATTTCCTCTAGATCTTTGAGGTTTTTACAAAAGCAAACATATCCAGTTTCTTCTGTATATAATTCGTTATCATCATTACGCTTGGCTAATGATAAAACGAGTTCAAACCTAGCCATCCTCTTGCCTCTCTTTATCGTTATGTCTTAACCATAACGCCAAATCAGACAAAATGTATTTAAAATCAGATGTTGGGAGAACTGCAATAAGTTTGCCATTGTCCCAAACTCTTAAACCATCATCATAAACTGCCCAACGTATCATAGGTATTTCTCCACTGCTTGTTCAATTACTGTTTTATTCCACATAAAATTAAGCATGCATGCGGCTCTGTATTTAGTCCATGAGAAGTCCATTAAACCAACTTCAATACCTTGCTTGCGTAAATGCTCACGTTGTTTCTCTGTGGCTCTCTGATCTAGCCATCTCTTTGTTTTCTTGGCGGCACCGCCATCTTCTATTTCGCGCAAGAAATCATCTGCGGCTGCTGTAGCCTGTGCGCTACCGCCTACGGCAAGGACTTTAAGCTGCACTCTCCCACTTTTTGTCCTACCAAAAGAGATAGATAACCCCGATGTGTTTGCAACCCCGACAAATCCTTCAAAACCCATCGCCATACGCAAGCTGCCATCACCAAACAAATCAATCCAACGGAACGGTGACATTTGCATTAAATCGTATTCTGTCATTGTAAATGCAGATAGTTCTTCCTTCTCTTCTTTTTCGGACTCAAAGAGATGTCCACATATTGGACACTCCTGAGAACCCATAGGAATAAAAGACTCGCACTCTGGACATTCTTTTAAGGGTGCCTCACCTTTTTCACGATCATCAAGATTAACTGAGTCCTCAAGAGATCCATGTGTAAGAACACTCGTACCAAAATCAAGAACCAAACAATCTGTTTTGACAATGCCAGGGAACTCTTCTGGATCAATCGTGCGTAAACCACGACCAATCATTTGAACCATCGTACCCTTTTGTGAACATGGCCTCATAAGAACGATACAAGACACGGCAGGAGCGTCAAACCCCTCAGTTAATACTGACACGTTCACAACCACTTCAAGATCACCATAGGCAAGCTCATATAGTGTTTCGGCTCTTTCATCCTTTGGTGTTTCGCCAGTTACAAGCTTGGCATCAACCTCATGCTCTATAAACGATTCTAATAAATCTTCTGCATGTTTAACTGTGCTACAAAACACAACTGTCTTACGTCCATCTGCACGATCTATCCACTCTGTCACAACTTTCTCATTAATGACTTTGTGGTTCATAATGGCTTCGACTTGCTCCATGTCAAAGTCGTTGCCCCTACGAGATACGTTATTAAGCTGTTCGCCTACACCACAATCAATGACATATGATTTAGGTGAAACCAAAAATCCTTCACGAATCAATGTTGTGATTTCAATCTGATGTGAGCAATTATTGAAAACGCTGCGTAGCCCTTTGCCATCGCCACGATTCGGTGTTGCAGTAAAGCCAACAATCTCTGCGTTTGGATTGTCATCTTTTACCGCGTTAATAACTTTTAAGTATGTATCGGCTGCTGCATGGTGGCTTTCATCCACAACAACCATATCAAATTTTGGGCGATCTCTTAGGTTTCTCTCGCGTGAGATTGTCTGCACCATTGAGAAGATTGTATTACCATCCCAGTTCTTAACTGTGCCGTTCACAATGCTTGTTGTAATATATGGGTTGATGCGTTCAAACTTAGACTTGTTTTGATTTACAAGCTCATCGCGGTGTTGCATCACCAAAATCTTTTTACCGTCTTTGTAGCGTTCACCTACGAGCGCGGAAAGCATAATTGTCTTACCTGCTCCAGTAGGTGCTACAACAATTGTATTACCGTGTTTATCTAATGCCTTACACGCATCACTAACAGCGGCCTCTTGATAAGGGCGCAGTAACATATTGGGGACTCCATTTGTCTAGAAAAGAGGGGGAGTATTTGGCCCACCGCTCCCCTTCGGTGGTCTAGCAGGTGAAGTAAACCTGTGCCGCTAGATTAGCGATTAGCCCAACTTGGTACTGCACCACTAGCTACGGGCTGTGCCTGTTGCTGTGGTTGCGCCATCTGCTGACTTGAAGCAGGTGTCTGAGACATTGGCGCTTGACCAGAAGGGATAAAATCCTTTTGGTTAGGTGTCATGGCTGCGGTTAACTTATTCTTATCCGCGTATCCATTTGTTCCTTTATCAATTCCAACTTTAGCGCAAATCTCCATGCCATTCAAGTCATTTACTCCTGAGATCTGTCTACGAGCCTGTGCTTCGGCTGAAGTATCGGTTGGAACGATATTAAATGCACTTTCTATAATCATTCTAAGAGTGGACAAACCAATCTCTTTAGTTACTGGAATGCCATTTGGACTCATCTTATCGCCATCGACAAAGATTTTGTCCCAGAACTTACGTTTGTCATGCTCACCGCCAATGACGGTAAACTCCAACTCCATCCATTTTGCTTTAGATGTTTGAGATTTCTTAAACCACTGACCTGTTCCAAACTCTGGAATTTCCATGTCACCAAGTTTAACATTTACAACTGCACGACATACTGTACCCGCAGGAATTAATGTTCGCTCCATTTGTGGAGCATCTGATACGTTTGCATTATTTAGATTAAGCATTTTCTAATTCTCCTTCGCTAGAATGCTGAGTGTTTGGATCTACAAAATTAAGTGGCCTTTCTGCCTGTGGTGCTCCAACACTCATTTTATTTAATAGTTTACCAAGATGTGGCTCTTCAAGTGTATCAAGCCTACCAGAGCGATCCTTTGCAGGATAGCCCCATTCATTCAAGGCACCGCAGATGAAGGCACGATAAGGGCCGTTGTCTCCCGCCATAACAGCCATCGTGATCACTTCATCTACGATCCCTGGTAATTCTCTGCCAGTTTTAGACCCTTCGATTTGCAACGCATATTGCTTGCGTCCATAATCGTCGGTAACTTCATCTAAAATCCCAACAAAGATTACATTCTTTGAGCGAATGTGTTGTAGCTGTGTAAGCCACCCCATCATTTCGCGCCCATGCAAACCATAAGCTGCACGAGTATCAAGTTTGCCTGTTCTATCAGACCTTGAATCTGGTTGCTGCGTACACCATTGAAAACACAATCGCCCTGCAACCGTAATTGAATCAATGAACAGAGTTTCATACTTATTGATTGTCTGTTCTGGATCACCAAAATGCTGACACACATACTCATAATGTGCCCCACTATATGGTTGATCTTCTGCCAAAGAAGGGTTTGGTCCCCCTAGATAACAAGCAAAGTCACGACAATCTATCCATGTTTGAGGCCGAATAACATCAATCTCATATCCTTCGATTGCTGCATCTCCTGCTTCCAAATCCATAAATAGTGTCGAGTGTGGCTCAAGAGTTCGAGCCAAGGTTGTTTTGCCAACACCGCTTGCACCGCAGACCACAACCTTGTGACCACGCTTTTCCGCAAGACGCTGTTCAGCAGAAATAATTTGTAAACTCATATTAATTATCCACTTCTACTGTAAATCCACCAACTTCAACGCTACGGCAAGATTCAAGTAACGATTTGATAGCGGGTGGTGCTGCTGTATACTTACGCTCATCAACTGTAATCGTAAGCTTCCCATAGTGCTGTGCGTCTTCTGGAGCCATTGCCTCCAATACACAGCCTAATTCATTCTGATCCCACACGACCTTTTTAGTAACCTTAGCTTTAAGCTTTTGATTACCTGCAATCATGTGTGTGGTGCCAAAATCTTTACCGTCTGCCCGTAAAGCATCACGAGCCTGGGTATAAAAAGTGTCTTTGATTTGCTCTTCAAGATCCTTGAGTTCACCCCTGAGCATATCAATATGCTCTTTGAGTTCATCTCTTTCACTGAGCAGTTTTATACTGTCCATAATAATACTTTCTTTAGTTCTAGAGATTTCAACTTAGAAAAGTATGGGATCTATGTCAACTATTTTTTTTAGAAAGATAGATATCAATATTATGAACAGCTTTCATAAGCTTCTTTTTTAGTTTAAATTCAGGGGTTTCCATACCTTTTGCATCTTCGATAATATGTTCCCACTCACCGCTTGCATGTTCTTTATCATATTCAAAATCTGCTATGTATGCACAAATCTTTTGTCCGTTCACAGTAATAAGAAACTTGGGTTGCAAAGTAAGATTTTTAATTCGTTCTGCTTTTTCTAAAGATTTTAAATAAAGATACCGTTGTGATTCCCATTTAGAATCAAACTTTACCCCATCAACCACAGTTTTCTTATTACCATACTTGGGTCTTGACCTTTTTAGTTTGGGATTATATGTTGGTTTTGAGTACATTGTGGGAGTTATGCTAGTGCCTAAACCATCTAAATACAAGTCTATAGGTGTCAATGTAGACACTTATGACAAGATCGTACAGATCGCAAATAAAGAAAGACGAAACATATCACAGCAATTGTCTTTGCTTGTTGATGAAGAATACAGAAGTCAGGGTCTTCAAAAGACTCCACCACCAGTTGCTAGAGCAATGGTCGGGGGAATCTCAGCAGTTATAGAGGACTAAAGAAGACCTGCGCTACCAAGACCCCCCAAGAGTGTTGATGCTATTGCGGGGTTTTCTTTTGCTCTCTGTCGAATGTTTGCTTTTCTAAAAGCATCTTGTCTTAATTGTTCTATTGGGCTTAGTGGTCTAGTAGGCGCTCTTCTGGTTGGTCCTTGAGGAATGGGAATTGAACTAAAATCAACAGCGGGAGGAGTTACAACTGGAACATTTGTTCGGGGTTTTTCTGCTTGTTGAAAAGACCCTAGCTCAACTCCTCTAGGCAATGATTGACGAATAGCTCTAGTTCCTTGACTTGCTGTTCTTAATCCACCGCTTAAAATTTTACCCGCTTTTGATGCAGATCCACCAATATCAAGACCTTCATCAACCATAGATTGATTAAGAGCACCCAACATTGCTCTCGCTTGTGCTTTAGGATCGTTTCCTGCTGATCTTCTAGCTGCTAGAAAAGCCTTTGCCGCTTCAGGTGTTGATACAGCATTAGAAATAACTTTAGCCCTACCAACGGTTGTAAGTGTATTTATAGGATGTTTAAAAAAGTTTGCCCAAATAGAACCTGCTGCAATAGCACCTTCTTTGCCTACATCACCTAAATCTATTAAATCATCAGCAAATCCTTGTATCGCAGCTTCTGTATCTTCACCTAATATTTGTTTTAAAGTTCCTCGTTTATATTTTTTAAGAACCTCTTTTAATCCACCTGCTTTTTTAGAATTTGAAAATACCTGGTCATCAACAACAGACAAAATATCTTGAAGAACAACATTTTTCATATTTTGTTTAAATTCTGGGTTATCATCAAAAAAACGCATCATTTTTATGACTTCGTTTTGACTAAGGGTAGGTTGTGTTAATGCCTGTGCAACAGCATCAAAAGTTTCATATTCATTATCATTTAGTTTTTTAAGAATTGTTCTTTTGTTTGCATTATTTAAATTAACTTGAGCGTCTAAAAGATCTTTCATTCCTAAAGATATTGGGCTAGTGCCATTTAAATCTAATATTTTATCTACTTCATTTTTAGTGATATTAGTTTTTGCACTCGTAATTGATATCTCATTGGCTAATTCATTAATTTTTTTCCAATCTTTTCCAAAGAGTTTTGGACCTGTTGTTCCAAGGCTCCTAACTCTATCAGCAAAAGTTCTCCCATTAAACCTATCAGGATTTAATTCATCAATTTTACCTTTTTGCAAAGCGTCTTTTAAAAAACTACGAGCAAATGCATCTTTTAACTCTTGAGGATTGTCTGCTGCTTTTAAAACTGCTTCTAATGTTTCAGGAGAATCTCCCTTAATAACATTATCAACAAATCTATCAGATATGGCTTTGGGTTCATAACCATCTAATCTTTGCAAATCACGAACAGATCTAACTAATCTTAGTCTGGAAAGTTTTTCAAATCTTTGAATACCTTCTCTATAATTAGCCATTGCTATTTTTCTTTTTTTAGCTGCTAATTTTAATTTTGTTAAATCTGCTGTACCTCTTAAAGAATTTGGATCAATCATATTTTCAATTAATCTAGTGTCCATCATATCATCTATTGTGCCACGAAGGGTTTCTAAAACACCAAAAGCTTTTGTAGAAACATTACCACCAAAATATAAACTATCATTTATACTTTTTCTCAAATTAGTTAAATCTCTAAATGTTGCCCCTTCTGCATTTGTGGTTTTTAAGAATGTATTTATTTCTGTCGCTGCGGGATCAGCTAAGTTTCTCATCTCTTTCATGTAATCATCTAATGGAGATCTTAAACCACTTACATTAAAAAGAGGTATTTTATCTCCACTGATTGGAACACGTTTACCTGTTTCTGGATCTAATACTTTTTGTTTACTTTTTATCTGACTTAAAATTGTATCGACTTCATCAAACTGATCTACTGTATCATTTCCAAATTTAGCGAAAGCATCAGTTAT